TTTCAGCAGGAGATGTTGTAAGAGTTGACCCTTCAGGATGGGCTTTTGCAAGTAATGGATTTCTAAGAGTTACATCAAATGGTAACGAGGCAGCAGACAGAAAAATAATTTTACACTTTAGACATAGTTAGGAGCAACAATGGGTATGCTCTTAATACTTAAAGAGGGAAGAAATCTTGATATAGAAAGTATTCCTGACCAACCATTAGAACCTTCATTTCCTATTGTAAATCCTGATATAAAAGCAAATGATGGATTATTTGCATTAGGTGCATTTGGTCAAGCAATATTTGCTGCAGAATTAGTAGAGGAAGGTGCTGCATAATGAGTACAAATATACAAGGATTAGTAGATAGAGTTTATAGAGAATATTTAGAACCTATGGATGATTTACAACCTTATACGTTATTAACCTCAAGTCTTACAGATTCTGAAACAACAGTTTCTTTTAATGGTGATTTACTTACACAAGAAGAAGAAGATGTTATGGAAGCAGGTTCAATTATAGAAATAGGAACAGAACTTATGCTTTGTAAAACTCTTGACACTGTAAATGACCAAGTAGAAGTAGTAAGAGGTGTAAGAGGCACAACTGCAACAACACATACATCAGGAGATACAATAAAAATAGCACCACCTTTTCCAAGAAAAAATGTTTTTGATGCTGTGTGTGACCAAATAAAAAATTTATATCCTACATTATTTGCAGTAGAAACTAAATCAGTTACAGCTAAAACAGGGTATATTCCTATGGATGGAGCTAATGATAATTATATAGTGGCACCTATAAGTGCTATATCACAAATGACAGACTTTGCTGCAGGCTCTGATGAAACAGGAATAGTTTATCAAGGTGTAGCCGTAGAACTTGTTGATTTACCTAACCCATTTACTTATAGAGACTCTGATGGTGTTTCTCAAACAATTACATATAGTAACAATGGACCAAATAAAGTAAATGCATTGCAAGTGTATGGAGTATCATCAGGACATACAGTGTTTGTTACATTTAAAAAAAAGTTTATTGAACCAACATCAGAATCAGATACTCTAGCAACAGTTGGTTTAGAAAATGAATATGAGCCAATTATTATGGCAGGTGTTGCAGCACAAATAATTGCAGGAAGAGATATACCAACAGCAACAGCTGATTATATAACTGACCAATTATCAACATCTACATTTCCTGTTAACTCTGCAGCAAACATTAGAACATCTTTATTAAGATATCAGAATGATTTAATCGAGCAAGCAAGGAAAGATTTAAGAGCAAGGTATCCAGAACCAGTTGCCTTAAATAAAATAACTTATGCCTAGGTTAACTACACAAGCAGAAGTATCTAATCCAAAAAGAAAAGGATATGATTTTCGTATTGATAATCAACTTTATAGAAGTGCTGTAGGTCCAGGAAGAGATATGACTATACAATCTTCTGATGTTGAAGGTGGTCAAGTTAATGTTAGACAAAACGCAGAAGACTTTACATCTAACCTTGGTAGAGTTTTTTCACGTAATAATTTTTCTGGTGGTTCTAATTTAGATACAGCACACAGGAGAGATGGAACAGATAAAGATACAATAAGATTTTGGGATAGTCAAGGTATAGATGTTTTTAAAAAAGATTTAGGTAGTTCTTACAATATTCAATTATTAAATACAACAATTAATACTAGGTCACTATCTTCTTCTGATGGTGATAATTATCTAGCAGTAGTAGGTACTACTATTTATGTTTCTGATGATGCAACACTTTATAAATCTACTGATGGTGGTACAACTTTTGCTACACAATCTACAGGATTAACTGCTGGTTATCACATAAAAGGTTTAGCTGCACATGGAGACCTACTATATATAGTAGCTAACAATGGTTCAGCAGGAGAAATAGAAACACTTGCAAGTGATGGTACATCTACACAAAAATCTACAGCTCAAACATTTGATGGAATATGGGCTGTTAAAAATAAATTTTTAGTGTCTGCTAGCAATTCAATATTTGAATATGATGGTGCTACTACTGTTTCTTCAGCAAAAGTAACATTAGCATCTGGAGAAACATGGACAGATGTTACAGATGCAGGAGCTGTTGCTTTAGCAACTGCAACTGATGGAAGAATATATTCTTTCAAAGATGTTTCAGCAGCTTTTACAGTTAATGGACAAACAGAAATAACTAATGAAACTCCAACATGTATTGTAGAATCTAATGGAATTATTTTTTATGGTACAAAAGAAGACCAAACAGGTACTAAAAAAATTGGAAGACTTTATAGAGCAACTTTACAAACTGCTGATGACTTATATGTTCTTGGAAACAATCAGTTAATTAAAGAATGGGATATAGACAGTATTGATGCTTCACCACATAAATTATATGCAACAAGAGACTCTGTTTATGTAGGTATAAAAGAATCTGCGTCTACAAGTTTTTTATGGAGATATTATTTACCTACAGCCGGAATAGCTAGATACTACAAAGCTGCTGCTGGAGGTTCTGTAGAAGATATTTGTAGAGTTAATGAAAAATTCTTATTTGTTGTAACAGGTAGTGGTTTGTATTTACAAACAGATAACTTTGAAGAAAATGGATTTCTTATTACACCGCCTGCAGATTTTTTTACTGCAGAATCAAAACAATTTGTTGGTGCTGAAATAGAAACAGAAGAACTTGTATCAGGAGAAAGTATAGATGTTTTTATATCTAATAAGTTCGAATCAATAAATGATTCATCTGATAACACATGGCAACTTGAATTAAGTCAACAGTCTGGAACTGGTGGTGAGGAAGTACAGCTACAAAGAGTTGCAAGATATGTTACTGCTAAGATAGAACTAAACAGTAATGGTACAAGCACACCAAAATTTAAATCTTTACAAATAAGAGCATTAGCAAGACCTGAATTAGTAGTTGTACAAATACCTGTAAATATTTCTGATAGGGTAGAGAGACCTTTTAGAAAACCAATAAGAGTAAAAAACTTAGGTGAAACAATTTACCAATCACTAAAACAAAAAGAGGGTGATGCTGTTACATTAGAATTGTTTGACCCTGCAGAAATAATTAGAGGTGTTGTAGAAAAGATAAGTTATCCGATACAAAGTAATCCAAACATTGGCAGTGTAACACAATATGCTATACTCACTGTTAGAGGAACAAGACAGCAAACCTTTAGCCAAGTAACATCAGGCGATATTCTTGGTGTAAATGGTTTTGCAATAATGAGATTCGGATAAAAATATGTGTATAATGGAGAGATATGGTAGCAAGAGAGACTAATTTAGTAAACGCTTTTGAAACTACACTTGCAGCACAATTAGCAAGTGGTGGTACATCAATAAACTTATCAGCAGACCCAGGTGTAGATGCACCTGTTTATTTGGTTATAGACCCTGATAACGACAGTAATAGAGAGGTGGTTTTATGGTCATCAGGAACAGACCACACAAATGCTACTGTAACTAGAGATATAGATTCAAAACATGGAACTGACCCTACACATGCGTCAGGAACAAAAGTAAGACTTGCTGTAGTAAAGCAACACTTTGATGAGGCACATGATGCCATACAACAAGGTTTTGTTTTGGAAGATGGTGATGGAACAGAGGTAACAATAAATCCTGCTGTTGCATCAGGTGTTTATACAGCAAGAGAAGTAAAGTTTGTTGAAGGTGGTGGTATTGACATTGACTGGACCGACACAGATAATGGTACAGATGGTGACCCATACGACCTAACCTTTACTGTATCAGTTACCTCATCAGATATTGCTGCAGGTACACTTGTTACAGAATCAGAAGGTATTTCATCAAACGATAATGACACAACACTTCCAACTTCTGCTGCAGTCAAAGACTTCGTAGATGCTCAAGGCTTTGCAGATATTGGATTAGTAATAGCGTTAGGATAATAAAGATATGGCAAATACATTTAAAAATGGTTATCTAAATGTAACCAACTCAGCACAAGCTGCTTATACATGTCCTGGGTCAACAACTGCAATAGTTCTTACATTAAGAGTTACAAATGTTGATGGCTCATCAAACGACACAATAACAGCAAATGTTGTTGATGCCTCATCAGGAGATGCAAAAATTGCACATACTATGACTGTTCCTGCAGATAGCTCTATTGAGTTAGCAGGTACATCAAAAATAGTATTGGAGGCAGGAGACAAGATTGACCTTACAGGTGGTGCTGCATCAGGTGATTTAGAGGCATTTGTTTCTGTATTAGAAATAACCTAGTAAGGAGTACCTGTGGGTAAATTCGGATACATAGGTGCAAGACCTACACAATCAAGCTCATCATCTAGTGGTGTATTTTCTGTTAATGATGTAGCTAATGCTTTAGACCAAAATATATATCCATTACAAACTGTACCAATACAATACCTAGTTATCGCAGGTGGTGGTGGTGGTTCTACATCCTCATCTTCTGGAAACAGAGGTGGTGGTGGCGGTGGAGCAGGAGGTTATCGTAACTCTTTTGCTTCTGAAACATCAGGTGGTAATTCATCTACAGAAACTCCTTTAGATATAGTTCCTGGAGCATCAGTAACAGTTACAGTAGGTGGCGGTGGCACAGGTGGTGTAGGTAATAATTTTTTACAATCAGGAGTTAAAGGTTCAAATAGTGTTTTTTCTACAATTACTTCTATAGGAGGTGGTGGTTGTAAACCAAATTCAGATGGAGATGAAGATGGTGGTTCAGGTGCAGGTGGTTTTCATAACACTGTAAGTTCACCAGGTGAAGGTACAGCAGGACAAGGACATGATGGTGGAAATGGTAACAATAATAATGGAAATTCAGGTGGAGGTGGAGGAGGAGCAGGTGCTGTAGGTGTTGGTAGTGTACATTTTCAAACAGGAACAAAAACTAGAGCTGCAGGTTTGTCATCTTCTATTACAGGTTCAGCAGTTACTAGAGCTATCGGTGGAGGTCCAGGACAAGGTGGTGCATCAAGTGGAAGTGCAAATGGTGGTTCAGGCGGAGATGGTAGTGGTTCAGCATCAACAGCAGGAACAGGTGGTTCAGGAATTGTTATATTAAGATACCCAAATACTTTTACAATTACAGTCGGTAGTGGTTTGACAAGTTCCACAGCTACAGATGGAGATGATAAAGTTACAACATTTACTGCAGGTACAGACACAGTGAGTTGGTCATAATGAGTAAATCAAACGAATATGGATATATACAAGATGGACCTACACAAAGTAGCACAGCTAATTCAGGAATATTTGAAGTAAATGATGTTACTGATTTATTAAATCAAAGTAAGTATGCTTTACAACCAGTTGTTGTTTCATACCTAGTTATAGCAGGTGGTGGTGGTGCAGGTGGTAACACTGGTGGTGGAGGTGGTGGAGGAGGTTATAGAAACTCATACGCATCAGAAAATTCTGGTGGTGGTGGTTCAACCGAAACTCCTTTAGAGATAGTTCGTGGAGCTAGTGTCACAGTTACAGTAGGTGCAGGTGGCAATGGTAGCACAGGTAATGGTGGTGCAGGAAATGATAGCGTATTTTCTACAATAACTTCAACAGGTGGTGGTCAAGGTAAAACAAGTGGTAATGGTGGAACTGGTGGTTCAGGTGGTGGTGGTGGATATGCTAACAACTCTGTAACTACAGAAGGTGGAGATGGTACATCTAATCAAGGTTTTTTTGGAGGAGCAGGTAATGGTAATAATGATAACCCATCTAATGCAGGTGGCGGTGGTGGAGCAGGTTCAGGACCAACAACAGATTCAGCAGGTAATAATGTAATAGCAGATAAAACTACAACAGGTGGTGCATTCGGTGGAAATGGTTTAGATTCAAGTATTACTGGTTCTTCTGTAGGAAGAGGCGGTGGTGGTGGTCGTGGTGCTAGAGGCGGTGGTTCAGGTCATTATCCTGGACAAGATGGTGGAGGTGCAGGCTCAGGTAATGGCGGTGGAGGTCATGGTAATAATGGTGGTGGAGGTACTGCTAACAAAGGTGGCGGTGGCGGTGGAGGTTCACAAGGTGGTGGAAATAACCTAAGCCCAACAGGTGGTAGTGGTGGTAGTGGAGTAGTAATTTTGCGTTACTCTGGTGCTACAATTACTGTAGGAAGTGGTTTGACACATGGTAGTGAACAAACAGATGGTGATGAGAAATACATTATTTTTACAGCAGGAACTGACACAGTGAGTTTTGCATAGTGTATAATAGGAGATAGATATGGCACATTACGCATTTATAAAAGACAACATAGTAACAGAAGTAATTACTGGTAAAGATGAAACCGAAACAGCTCCTGATGGATTTGCTGATTGGGAAGAATATTATCTAACAAAAAGACCAGGACAAGATGCCTGTAAAAGAACATCTTATAATACCATGGGAAATGAACACACATTAGGAGGCACACCATTTAGAGGTAACTATGCAGGTATAGGTCATACCTATGATAGTTCTAATGATGTATTCTATGAACAACCAATGTATGCAAGTTGGTCGTTAAATAGTAAATGGCAGTGGGAAGCACCTATTCCATATCCTGATGATGGAGATGGTGATAAAGGATATGTATGGAATGAAGAAGCATATCAAGCAGATAATTCTACTGGTTGGGATTTAGTCGAGTAATTTTATGATATAATCCCTTGATGGATTATGTAATCGGATTTATTTTAGGATACTTTTTAAAAAACTTTTTAGTTTGGTTAGATGATTTTGCTATGCCAAAAGTACCTGATGATTATAAAGAAGAAGATTGGGATTGGATAACATGAATGGGAATGGTTATACAAATAAGGAACTATTAAATATAATTATTGAAACACAAGAAAAAACAAATGAGAGAATTGATTTGCTTCACGAAAAAGTAAACTCAAAGATATCACGACAAGAACTAAGTGGTTGGTTGGTTGCAGGCTCTGCATTGGTGGTGTTAGTCAACGCACTAATGTAGGAGGTTATATGGAATGCTGCGGACACGGTTGTTGCAATGGTGGTTAGTACTGCTACTCTTTGTTATGCCATTTACGGCTTTAGCAAATGAAACAGATAATACTACAACTACTACTACCACTACTGTACCTGATACTACTACTACTACTATCCCAGGAGAGGTCGAGGAAGTAGAAACTTTTGATGGTCCTTTAGAGGAAGAGACAGAAGAAGAAACTACAGAAACTACTACAACAACTACAACTATTCCTGAATGGGAGCAATCTACAGATATAGAGTTACCTGAAGATGAGTTAGATAGTCAAGGTAATGAAGTAGAAA